ATATATTTTCCCCAATCGTCAGTCTTAGGACCACCTAAAGTCCTTTGAAACATTTGCTCATCTGTAAGCCCTTCATCACTCCAAGCCCTAAAGGTGCTATCTGCTTCTGATGTCATTGGTCCAAAGTCACCATCTATCAATCCCTTATATAATCCAACGTCCCTTAACTTTCTTTGGTATGATTTTGGTACTTTTGGGTATTTTTTCTGTTTTCTCTGCATTATGCTACTATCCAACTCTTTGCTTTTTTTGTAGGTTTATACCATTTTGGGTCTTTTTTATTCCCATCTTTCTGATAATTGGCAGGAAATGAGTGCAAATTAGCATAAAATAAAGCCTCAATGGTATCATCATGCGCCATCCTTGGTCCAAATGTAAGTATTTCATTGATTAAATCAAACATATTCTCTCTTATATGTACAGTACCCATACTGAACCTACCACTTAGTCCGCTATATATACGATTTCTCTTCTGCGTGCCACCAGGTTTTTCTGGAATAACAGCAATGTCAAATCTGTTTATACGCCTTCTCTCATCGTTAAGAGACTGAAATATAGACCTGTTCATTGCAACATCCTCTACGGTTGCACTAGTACACTTATACTTATCATATAAATCTATTATATAATCTACTACACCTTTCTTATCAATTATTGTTCCATCAGGTTCTTTCGCTCCTATAGTAGGAATAGCCCTATGTCTTTCATATTCCAATACATATAAATTATTATTGTAATCAATGGCTATAACCATCATTACACTAAAATCACTTTCCTTTGTATCTATGTCAGTAGCTGGGTCACAACCTATAAATATATTCACAGGTAATTTTTCACCCTCGATAACTATGTAATTAACATCATCATCTCTTTTATAAAATCCTTCCCAATGCTTTATATGTTTTCTTGTCCATACAGAGTCTTCCTCAGATTGTACCTCCATCATATATTCTTGGAAAAATTTAGATGGAGTTCCTGAGTCCCTATAGAATTTCTTCTTCTCTTCTAATTTATCTAATGGAAACCAAGAATCCCACAGCGGTGTTCCGTCCTTTTGTATAGCTTTATAAGTTATGACTCTCCACGAAAAGTCATCTCCTTTACCCTTTTTATAACGCTCATAATTGATGATGAGATTATTAATAAAACTATCATAGTGAACTGGAGTGCCATTAACACGAAGACGACCAGTATGAGGCTCAAGGGCAGGATACACAACAGCAGTAACGAGATTAGCGTTTTTAGCCCTAGCCTCGGAGGTGATTGTATTTTGTTCGTGTTCGAAGTCATCAAGTATAATAAGGTCATATCTTCTATGAAGTTTTGCACCTCCTCTAATACCAGCAACATTTGATTTTGAAATGAGTTTACATCCATTACTTAACTCTATATCTTCCTCTGTCCACTTTCTTCCCTTTAGATTTCCAAAATAATACTTTATACTATCATTGAATTCTAAGTGATACTTAATATAATCCATATTTCCAACAGATAATTTCTGAGTAGCAGCTACCCATGCATAAAAATGCATATCATCCTGAGGGCAATAAACAAAGTCTTTTATTATAGAGGCTTTTGTTAGGACAGTTTTACCATGACCTCTAGGTAGAATAATCGCAAGTTGTTTACATTCATGGTCGTCAATAGAATCAGCCATCTCATAATGAAATGCAGGAGTTTCACTCCTCAAGAAGTCATCAGGAAGAAATAACTTACCAAAAGCAATAAGGTCTTTACTTGCTAGTAGTAGTGTTTCTTCTGCTTCGCTTACGTTTTTTTTGTTTAGGTTCGCCATTCTTTTCTTCAGGATTCATAAAATCAGCCAACTTATCCTCATGCTTATTCATTTTTATGTATTTTGCAACAACATCATCAATAAGCAAAATGTGATTAGTTAAATATTGTATTGACTGTTCATGGTGTTTTAGGGCTTGGACCATCTCGCCCTTTGTTATTCCCTTTCTTTTTATACTCATATCTTCCTTTCTATCATTCTATAAATATCGAATAGTTCAGTTATTCTGTCATTTGTTAATAAATACTTATCCTTCAATCCAGCGATTTGACCCATAAATTTAGCATCAAGATTTACTAACCTTTGTTCAAGTAACTTATTTCTCTCCTCTAACTCTTCTTTACTCATTTACCATCCTGTGAGGTACTTCCATACCCTCTATGATAGCCATCATTCTTTTTAAGTAATTTACTTGCCTAGATGACAATGAATACAAATTGTATGGCAAGGACTGTTTGTATTTCTTCAAATCAGATATTGCGACATCAAGTGGCAATTCTATTTTGCTAGGTATCATAGGGTCTCTCCAATCTCCTTCGTTCATTTCCTTTTCCAGCTTCCCTCTCCGAATTTTATCGCTGATTCTTTGTCTCTTCCAAATTCAAATGTTTCCCCACGACTGTAAGCCTCATTATAAGCCCCTTTAATATCTGACCTCTCTCCTTCCTTCTGCCCACCACCATAATCAATCCATCTATTAGGTTTTTTCTTATCAGGGAATAGGGTTGGGAATGAATACCATTTTCCAGACTCTGGACCTTTTATGCCCAGCTCAATAAGAGCGTCTCCAACTTCAGTCTGCATTTTATGTGTTGAGTAATCAACCACTCTTCCCTTTTTATCTAAATTAGCCCTTCCCTTCCCGTGTTCCATATCTCTCATTTTATTAGCCTTCTCACGAAATAGAGTATCTCTTACCATACTAAATATCTGATTCATCTCAATTCTCCCAACAGGTAATTCCCTTTTCATCGAACTGCATAGTTATCCACCCAGTTCTAACTATTGGATACATGGAGTATCTCGCATATTCTGCGTATCTAAGAAAGCTACCTCCCCTGATGTACCATCTTCGATGTAAGCTCTCTTCTTTTCCGTCTACTATTATTGAATCAACTGGTTTAGCGTATAGCTGATGGTTATGACCTAAGAAGAATACATCTCCCTGAGAATAGACAGCTGCTAACTTATCTAACTCCAGGTCTCCATTTTTAGCACCGCTTTTTCCATGCCCACTAACCATGCTCCATTCTCTACCCTTACAAACTATCTTACTGTAGCCGGGCATTTTATAGTAAGGAACATTCATTTCACTTGCTATAATCTTACATATATCTAAATCTAGAATATTGAAACTCCTAAGATAGTCATGGTTTCCTCCTCGTATAAACAAGCATTTATCCTTGATTGTTCGTACAAGTTGAAGGAATGTAAGGTATTGTTCATCTGGTGGTATCTCTTGCCCTCGCTGACTTATTTTATAATGCGGAGGTATTAATTCAAGGAGGTCTCCATTCCCGAACCACACAGCGTTATCATCTTCATATATTTTTTTAACAGCTTCTTGAAATTTTTTCAAGTCGAATTCATTTGCGCCAACATGAACGTCTGTTAATCCATGAACTCTTATGACCTTATCAGATTCATACCTAAAAACCTGCCCAGGCTTTACTTCTTTGTACTCCTTTATTTCGGTATCAATAGGTATAGAGAAATACTTTTTACAGGAATTACATCTATATTTTTGGGAGGACTTCTTCTTGTTGTATTTTTTTCCATCCTTTACAACATACAAGCTAGAACATCTTGGACAGACCATCATTCTCCAATTAGTGCTAGATAATAACCGAAAACTATAAGTATACTAGCAGACCCTAGCAATACCCACCCCAAATCAACGCAAATCATTTATTCGCTCTCAAGCATTTTACGTTTAGCTGAATCAACCTGCTCTGGAGAGAATCCTTGAAATAATCCTACAATTCCAGACTCAATCCTTTTCACTGGTTGCCCTAATGTGCCAATAGCCTTGCCGAGTTCCTTTAAACTCTGGAGTGCTATATTCTGGTCATCGCTCGTATCAGCCAGTAATTTTAATGAACGCAAAATATATTGATGGTCTATACCTAGTTCATCTGCTATTTCTTTTGCTGTTCTATCTATTTCACTCATAACTCTCCTCTGCTTTAAAAGTATTACGGCTTTCTTTCTAGCCTTTTCTTGGTTGTCCTCATGAAATGCTTCCATATATGCCATGACTGCATTAGTGCCTGTGGCAACACTTGTTGCAAATATCTTCTCTTTGTTTGTTGTATTCTTACGTTCTTTAATTCTTGAATTTGTATTTTTGATTGTCTTTGAAAATGTGTAGCGATTTTTATGTTGTTCAAAATCAGTGTCCATCTTTGTTTTTTTATTGCGTAGAAACGTCCCAACAATCGTTCTACACCATCCATTAGAGTGTTTATAGTTAGGTCTATCATTCGGATGCTTTATTGAATCACTTACTTTTAAAAGCTGGACTATGCCACTATCCTCATCAGCCATAACCCAGTCCCCTTCCTTAGCCAATCTCCAATCAAAGAATACATTAGTATCGGGATACTCCTCTTGAAACTCATCCATGCTTTCGTATACATAATGTCTTTTTCCTTTAATCGTCCCAAACTTCATTATTTCCTCTTTCGGGTTGTTTGGATAAAAATTCTATTAGATTCGCAACTGGCTTGGGTATGTAGTAGACAACTGAATCTATTTCCAATGGAATAATATCCTCAGATACGACTGTTTTACCATAGCCTTCCAATTCCAGGAGAAATTTTACTTGCTCTTCATAGGGTAGTTTTGAAAGCCATTCAATGCTAATTCCCATAGCCCCAATCTACTGTATATATATAATATATATATATATTATACAGATTTCTTTTTCTTTGGTACTTTCTTTTTCTTTTTTTCTGGTTTTACCTCAGATTCCTTTAGTTTCTGCTCCAACTCCTCAATTTTTTTACGGGCTTCTATCTCAGGTTGTCTTGCTACACCAGTTGATGCCTCATTACCAGTTAAGTCTTTTGTAGTTATGTAACCCATCTATTGATTCCTTTCTGTTTAGACGTAATATACTATATATGCCCAGGTTATGCAAATAAAATATACCTAAATGAAATACATAGTTATATTGGGGGTAGACCGGTCTCAAACGAGGTCTTTAATGATGTGTTTTTAAGTTAGAGATGAAGATTATGAATGATTAATTAATTAATAGAAACGGAGGTGTTAAGACAAACAATCTTAAAGATGTGCTGACGGCAATAGCTATCAGAGAAGTCAAGAATATAGTAGAGATGAGTGGAGCTGCGTTAGACCGTGGTCTCAATATGGGGCGTGGTAAGCCTAATATGTTCCTCTTACAAAACTATGCTCAGGACTTAGGCATGAATGTACGCACACTACTCAATGGATTTGGTGTATCACTGCTTACTCCCGACAAGGGTGGCAAGGATGACGATGTGTTGAGTGTGATACTGAAAGCTATGGGTAAGGAAAGCCCAGCAGCTGACAGTAGCGATGAGTATGTAACGAAAGCTGATATCTCAAGTTTAATCAATACCGAGATTCAAGCTGCGTTTAAAGAGTACATGCCTCAAGCCGATTAGCAAAGAATCCCAGTCTGGCAGACACTGGTACTATCCCAAAGTCTGCCAAACCTTTTATTTGGCTCACTTATTCTATTAATAACAGTATATACAGCAGACTGTTTGTCATATACCTCGGTATACGGCAGACTTACGGAGTTGAATGCTACACATACATCTCCTCCCAGATAGACAGTCTCTGTATGTACTTGTTTTAGAGTAACGTGGGCTGTAACTTGAGTAAAC